ACCACCCCCCCTGACGACGACCCTTGGTTATGTCGTTAGGTATAACCAAGTTTTAGATATTTCTTCGAGTACCAAAAACATTTTTCATGGATAGTGAACTGTGCTCGACGGAAAGCCTAGACGACGTACCCCCTATTGTGTGTTTTGATTATAGGTTCATTGCCCTTTGAAATTTTTCGATGTATTTTAAAAATATGAGTTTTGATTTAACGAACGTGCCAGAAGAGCATTTGAAAAAGTTTGCGACTTTATTGGACCGAGCTAAGGAAATTGGTGAGTCTGAGTTAGCCCGTGATGATTTTATGGCTTTTACTAAGGTTGTGTGGGAAGATTTTATAAATGGACGCCACCATAAGATAATGGCAGAGAAATTTAACCGTTTGGCTCGTGGAGAGTTGAAACGATTAATCGTGAATATGCCACCTCGGCACACGAAATCTGAATTCGGAAGTTATTTATTACCTGCGTGGTTGATGGGACGTAAGCCTACGTTAAAGATTATGCAGACTACGCACACTGCTGAGTTGGCGTTTAGATTTGGTCGTAAGACACGTAATTTAATGAACTCGGATGCGTATAAAAAAATTTTTGATGTAGAGTTGCGAGCGGATAGTCAGGCAGCGGGACGTTGGGAAACGTCAAGAGGCGGTGAATATTTTGCTGCGGGAGTTGGTGGTGCGGTTACTGGACGTGGTGCTGATTTGTTAATTATTGATGACCCCCATAGTGAGCAGGATGCGTTAAGTCCTACGGCTATGGAACATGCTTATGAGTGGTATACGTCAGGACCACGACAAAGGCTTCAACCTGGAGGGTCTATCGTGATTATTATGACCCGATGGGCAGAAAACGATTTAACAGGTAAGTTGTTGAAGCAGCAGGGGCGAGATGTTTTAGCTGATAAGTGGGAAGTTGTAGAGTTTCCTGCTTTGATGCCAGAGACTGGTGAGCCGTTGTGGGGTGAGTATTGGAAAAAGGAAGATTTACTTTCTGTTAAGGGCAGTTTATCAGTAGGTAAGTGGGAAGCTCAGTGGCAGCAAAACCCGACGAGTGAACAGTCAGCTATATTAAAGCGTGATTGGTGGAAGCGTTGGGAAAAGAAAGAGTTGCCCCCTTTGGAGTATGTGATGCAGAGTTATGATACTGCGTATAGTAAACAGACGACTGCTGATTATAGTGCGATAACCACATGGGGTGTATTTTATCCTAGAGAGGGTGAACCACCAAACATTATTCTTGTAGATGCACAGCGTGGGCGATGGGATTTTCCTGATTTGCGTAGGCGAGCGTTAGAAGAGTATAAGTATTGGGATCCTGAATGTGTGTTAATTGAGGCGAAAGCTTCAGGTATGCCGTTGACGCAAGAGTTGCGAGCTATGGGTATTCCAGTGCAGAATTACAGCCCGAGTAGAGGAAATGATAAGTTCACTCGTGTGAATTCAGTTGCACCTTTACTTGAAAGTGGGTTAGTATGGGCTCCAGATACTCGATGGGCAGAAGAAGTTGTTGAAGAGTGTGCTGCTTTTCCTGCAGGAGAGCATGATGATTATGTTGATACGGTTACGCAAGCGTTACGCAGATTTAGAGAGGGCGGTTTTATTCAACACCCCGAAGATTATGAGGAAGAGGATACAGCTCCTAGAATAAGGAAGTATTATTAATGGCACAGAACCCACGTCCAAGCAATATTGATAGAGCTTTAGTACAAGCCCCGAATGATTTCTTAAGTATAGAAGAAGAGGATCTTGCTCAACAGGAAGATGATTTTTTAAATGTCGAGGTTGTTGAGAATGATGAAGGTGCTGAAGTAAGTTTTGGTGAAGATGAAGTTATGTTTGGTGGTGAGCCAGAAAATTTCTATGATAATTTAGCCCCGATGGTTTCCGATGCTACATTGACAGGTGTAGCTAGTTATGTGTTAGGTTCTGTAGAAGATGACCGTAATAGCCGAGATGATTGGGAAGACACCTATGTAAAGGGTTTAGATTTACTTGGTATGCGGTATGAATCTCGAAGTGAACCTTTTGAGGGTGCTACTGGAGTTATCCACCCATTGTTAAATGAGGCTGTTACGCAGTTTCAATCGCAAGCATATAAGGAAATGTTGCCGAGTTCAGGACCTGTGCGAGCAAATATTGTGGGTACACCTACCCCAGATGCGGAACAACAGGCTCAACGTGTTCAAGATTACATGAATTACCAAATAATGTATGAAATGGAGGAGTATGAACCTGAGTTTGATCAGATGTTGTATTATCTTGGTTTGGCAGGAAGTGCGTTTAAGAAGGTATATCGTGATGAGGCGTTGGGCAGACCAGTAAGTAAGTTTGTTCCTGCAGAAGATGTGCTTGTACCTTATGTTGCTACTGATTTAAAGACTGCCGAACGTGTTACTCATGTGATAAAAATGTCTAAAAATGAGTTACGCAAGATGCAAATATCGGGTGTTTACCTTGATATGGATAGTAAAGGCAGTACAAATGAAGGTAATGATTCAATTACCGATGCGTATGATGATATTGAAGGCAGATCACCGTCTGGTACTGATGAACAGTTTACATTATATGAGTGCCATTGTTTCTTGGATCTCGAAGATTATCCTGATGTTGATGCAACAGGTGAAGAAACAGGTATTAAGCTCCCTTATATTGTAACTGTTTGCCTAGATACGAATGAAGTTTTGGCAATTAGGCGTAATTTCACCCCAGATGACCCTAAAAAAGATAAAATTCCACATTTTGTGCAGTATAAATTTACTCCAGGATTAGGTTTTTATGGTTTTGGCTTAATTCACTTGCTTGGAAATTTATCTCGCACCGCTACAGCTAATTTACGTCAGTTAATTGACGCAGGTACGTTGAGTAATATGCCAGCAGGATTTAAAGCGAGAGGTTTACGCATTGCAGATGAGGCAAACCCATTAGCTCCTGGAGAATTTAGGGATGTAGATGTTCCTGGAGGTGATTTAAAAGCTTCTTTAATGCCGTTACCTTATAAAGAACCCTCTGGAACGTTGTTTCAGTTGATGGGTTTTGTAGTAGAAGCAGCCCAACGTTTTATCGGGACAACCGATATGGGTATGGGGCAGGGTAATACAGAAATGCCTGTCGGTACTACTATTGCATTGTTGGAACGTGGTTCACGAATCGTGAGTGCGGTGCATAAACGGCTACATACGTCTATGAAATCAGAGTTAAGGATGCTTGGACGTTTGTTTGCAGAAGATCCTACCCCTTATCCGTACAATGTTGGTATGGATGGTATGATTAAGATGCAAGATTTTGATAATCGTGTAGATATTTTACCAGTAAGTGACCCAAACATCTTTAGTATGTCACAAAGAGTTGTTTTAGCACAAGAACAGTTGAAATTAGCTCAGGCAGCACCTGAATTACATAATTTATATGAGTCATATAAGCGTGTTTATGAGGCATTGGGCGTAAGTAATATTGAACAAATATTAAACCCAGAACCACAGCCACAGCCGTTAGATCCGTCTACAGAAAACCAAGAGGCGAGTAAAGCAGCAGCAGGTCAGGGTAAAATGCAAGCATTTCCGCAACAAGACCATGATGCACACATCGCAGTGCATTCTGCGTATATGAATAGTAAGATTGCACAGATGCAACCACCACTATTAATGACGTTAGAGAAACATATTTATGAACATTTGGGTATGAAAGCCCAAGTAATGCACGATCAACAGATGGCACAAGACCCACAGGCAGGACAGCAACCGCCTGAGGAACATGATAAGATGATTGCTCAGATACAAGCACAATTAATTGCTGAGTATCAAAAAACGCAACCACCTGCGGAAGAAGATGACCCACTTGTACGCATAAAAGAGCAAGAGTTGCAGTTGCGTCAACAAGAAATGGTAGCTGACCAACAGAACGATCAGCAAAAACTTGCACTTGACCAACAACGTGCTCAACAAAACTTCCAGTTAGGGCGTGACCGTATAGATAGTACGGAAGATATAGCTCAGATGCGAGCTCGTATTGCTCTGCAGAAACAAAATCAAACGAGGGGGTAATATGGCTAAAAAGAAAAGTAAAAATAAAAAAGAGGAGTCGTTTGATGTTGCGATTATTATTGGTGCTCCAAGCATGGGTAGAGAAACTAGGCGAGGTAGTCGTCAAAAATTGTCTCATGGTGGGCAGCCTTACTTTATGGGGAACGCCTATCCTTCCCCCGATACTGACAGGATTAGTCGTGGTGGTGGTGCTGCGTTTTCTGGGATAAAATTTAGAGGAGTTAAATAAATGGATAAACGATTAAAGCAGCTTATACAGTTAGCTGAAGAGGGTAATGAAGAAGCAGCCTCTGATATTGCAAAAGAATTTCCTGCCCAATACGAAAAGATATTTGGTATTCCTATGCCTAAGTTGGTTAAAAAACGTGATGGTGGTATAATTGATAAAGACCCCCTGACTCCTGCACAAGGAGCTACCCCTGACACACCTTCAAAAAGAAAATCAAAACCTCAAGGGGTAGGTATTGCTAAAAAAGGATTTGGAAAAGCTTACATTCAATGACAGAGTTTAAAAAAGCAGATACTAACGGTAACGGAGTTATCGAAAAAGTTGAATGGAATAAACTAGCCTTGGAAGACCGTAGGTTAGAAATAGTTGATCGTGATTTAAAACGTAATGCTGAGCGTAGATTTACAGGTTTTGCATTAGCAGGGATGTTGATTTATCCGTTTATTATACTGCTTGCTTCAGTTTTAGGTTTTGATAAAGCAGCTACACTGATTACAGATATTGCAAGTGTTTATGTGATTGCTGCTTCAGGTGTTGTAGCTGCGTTTATGGGATTCAACGCTTACTCTGCAAAGGCTGATAAAAAATCATCAAGTATAAAGATGGAAGAACATAACAATGGAAAATGATGTTATCATTGAGCAATCAGCTTCCACGATAGGCACTAAAACAATAAACATTGGGACAAGTGGCTCTAGTGATGTTGAAGCAGGAATCGAATTTATTTACCATATGCGTGAACATTTGTTAGATATTGGTGTAGCCACCGTTTACGGTCTTACTGTTTTTGCTTTGGTTATGTGGTTGAAAAAGAAACTCTCTTAAGGAAACAAAATGGCAAACATTTACACTCCTAAAGAAAATGAAGAAATTTTTACTCCTTTTAGTCCTGTAATGGGGTATAAAAAAATGTCTGATGCGTTTGTACAGAAATGTAATAACGCAGTAAACGATGAAATGGAAGATTGGTCAGGCAACCTTGTAGGCAAGGTTAGTCAAGAATTAAAATTTACAGATGAACTCAATCAAGCATGGTCTGAAGAGTTTGGTCAGTTTTTAATGAAATATCAAAGTCATGCAGAGTTGTATACTTCTATGGGTAAACGCAACATAACGCCTGATATATTTGATTATAGATTAGAAATAACAAGTGGTTGGTTTGTTCGTCAGTTTGAAAATGAATATAACCCTATACATACTCACCAAGGGTCATTACTTTCTTGCGTTGGCTATTTACAATTACCTGACGGAATAGAAAAAGAGTGGGAAGAAGATTACAAAGATCACCACCCTAGTCATGGTCATATACAATTTATTCATGGGCAAGCAGCGAACCATGAAGGTTCTAATTTTTTGATGAAACCAACAGTAGGTGACTTTATAGTTTTCCCTGCTCATTTACACCATTGTGTTTACCCTTTTAAAACTATTGGCGAAAGAAGGTCTTTTAGTGTAAACTTCACTATAGCTGCATCACCAAAGGAGAAAACAAATGAGCATAATTAGCAGTCTCATAGGTCCTGTTACTGGAATACTAGATAAAGTTATAGAAGATAAAGATCAAAAAGCTAAGTTGGCACACGAAATTGCCACTATGTCTGATACTCATGCCCAACAAGCTTTGCTCGCACAATTAGAGATAAACAAAGCGGAAGCTGCATCAGGCAGTTTGTTTAAAGGAGGTTGGCGACCTTTTGTAGGATGGATATGTGGTATCGCTTTGTTGTACCACTTTATTTTAACTCCGTTGATTTTGTTTGGAGTAGGTCTTTCAGGAGCTACTATACCGCCTCTACCTGAATTTGATATGAGCAGTCTAATGACAGTATTGATGGGTATGCTCGGTTTAGGTGGGTTGCGAACTTATGAGAAACAGAAAGGATTAACAAAATGAAAATGGTAGAAATCGGTACAAACATGGCAGGAGACCCTGTTTATAATGTTCAAAACGAAGATGGTACGTTGTTTAAAACAACTATTTACACAAAAGCAGAAGCTGAAACGATTGTTATAGGCGATACAAGTGACCCTGATATAATCGAGGCAACTATTGTTGATGAAGATGCACCTGATTATCATTCTATGAGTAAAATCGAGCTTGAAAAGCTAATGCGGTTACATGACATTGAATTAGATAGAAGGAAAACAAAACAAGAGTTGTTAACAGAAGTAGAAACTTTTTTTGAGGAGGGTTTCCAAAGTGAAACAAAATTTTGACAAATGTTTGACTATGCTTTTAAAACATGAGGGTGGTTTTGTCGATCACCCTAAAGATCCTGGAGGCATGACAAATTTAGGAGTTACTAAAGCTGTTTATGATAAATGGATTGGTAGAGAATCTACCGAAGCAGAGATGCGTGGTTTAACCCAAGATGATGTAGCTCCTATTTATAAAAAGAATTATTGGGATAGGTGCAAATGTGACCAACTCCCTAGTGGTGCAGACTGGTCTGTTTTTGATTGGGCAGTAAACTCTGGTACAGGCAGAGCTTCTAAAGCTATGCAGAAAATAGTCGGGGCAAAACAAGATGGTGCTATTGGTCCGAAAACTTTACAAATGATTGCAAATGAAAAGGCAGAGTTTTTAGTAGAAAGAATGTATGACCAAAGGCAGTCTTTTTATGAAAAGTTAAATACTTTTGAAACTTTTGGTCGTGGTTGGACTAGAAGAAATAAAGAAACAAAAGAAACAGCATTAGAGTTAATTCATGAATGACCTTTACATTTATGAGAAAATGCTTAAAAATGTTCGTGATCGGCAAAGTTTGTTAAAAGAGGCTATATGTATTGGTCCTATAGCAGACTTTACCGCATTTAAAGAATTACGAGCTCGTTTAGATGAACTCGCCCAAACTGAACAGGATTTAAAAGACCTGCTAGAGAAAGTAAATAAAAATGACTAAAACACTATATGTGCCTGATTATATTGCTAAGAAAAAGAAAAAAGAAAAAGGGGAGCTTGAAAAAGCGTATGTATCTGCAGAAGATAGATACTTAGAACCTTCCAAACTTACCGAAAATGCGTTAGATAAATTACCTCAACCGACAGGTTGGCGTCTTTTGATATTGCCGTATCAAGGTAAGAAACAAACAATGGGCGGTATAATTGTTCCTGACGAAGTTAGAGAACGTGAAGCCGTTGCCACAGTATGTGGCTATGTATTGAGAGTTGGTCCATTAGCGTACCAAGACTCTAGTAAATTTGGCGAAGATACTCCTCCTTGGTGTAAAGAAAAGGATTGGGTTTTGTTCGGCAGATATGCGGGAAGTAGATTTAAAATCGAGGGTGGAGAAGTCCGCATTCTTAATGATGATGAGATAATAGCTCGCATTAATAACCCCGATGATATTTTGCACCTTTAATTACATGGAGTAACCATGCCACAAGCAGCACAAAAACAAGACCAAGAGGTCGAAGAAAAAGAAACTGACGAGGTTGAAGTCGAGGTTCTTGAAACCGAAGAGCAAGAAAAACCTGAAGTTGAAGTTGAAACTCAATCAAAACCAGAACAATCTGGTGATGAACTAGAGCAATACAGCGAAGGTGTTAAAAAACGAATTAGTAAGCTTACAGCTAAGATGCGTGAAGCTGAACGTCGAGAACAAGCAGCTATACAATATGCTCAAGCAGCTAAAAAAGAGCTTGAAGAAAACCAAAAGAAAAACCTTTCTTTAGATAACTCTTATGTTAGCGAATTTGAGAATAGAATAAAGCTACAAGATCAACTTTACAGAAATACTTTGAAAGAAGCTATTGATAGAGGTGATGTTGATGGTCAAGTAGAAGCTCAAAGACAACTTGCTAATGTAGCCTCGCAAAACGATAAACTTGCGATGGTAAAACGACAGCAAGAACAACGAGCTCGACAACCTGTTCCTGTGCAACAACCGATGCAACAGCAACAGCAACAACCTGCACCACCAGACCCTAAAGCAGCAGCGTGGGCAGATAAAAATGATTGGTTTGGCACAGATGAGCCTATGACCTTAACCGCTTTTTCTATCCACAAAACTTTAGTAGAAAGCGAAGGTTGGGATCCACACAGCGATGATTACTATGCTGAGGTTGATAAACGAATCAGACAAGAGTTTCCCCATAAATTTGGCGGTACGACTAGACAAAGTGGTCCAGTTGTAGCTTCGGCAAGTCGTGGTGGACAGAAAAAAGGCAAACAAAAGATACAATTAACAAAATCAGAGGTTGCAATCGCTGACAAACTTGGTGTATCTTATGAACAGTATGCGAGACAAAAAGCTCGTATGCAGAATACGTGAGGATAAAATTATGAATGATAGAAGCCCACGCTCATCCCAAACTAGGGAAAAAACCGTCCGCAATAAACCGTGGACACCACCGTCACAATTAGACGCTCCACCCCCTCCAGAGGGATATGTTCATCGTTGGGTCCGTGAATCAGTCATGGGTTTTGATGATAAAAAGAACCTTTCTGCTCGGCTACGCGAAGGCTTTGAATTAGTTCGTGCTGATGAGTATCCAGACTTTGAAGCTCCTACCGTCCAAGACGGTAAACACGCAGGTGTTATTGGAGTTGGCGGTTTAGTACTCGCAAGAATTCCCACAGAAACAGTTGGTCAACGAACAGCTTACTTCCAAGGTCAAACTCAAGATCAAATGGATGCAGTTGACAACGATCTCATGAGGGAACAACACCCATCCATGCCTATTAGCAAACCTGATAGGCAATCTCGTGTAACCTTCGGGGGAGATAAATCCTCTGAATAATTTTTAGGAGACTAATCCATGGCGAATACAGATTCACCTTTTGGGTTGAGACCTCATAACAAATTAGGGTCTACACCGAACGGAAACGGTTTAACGTCTTATAAAGTACAAATCAACGGTACAGCAGGTTCATCCAGTGCTATCTATCAAGGTGACATGGTAATTCCTCTTGCTAACGGTCTTGTCGATGTAAGTGCAGCGGACGGTGGTTCAGTGGCGATTCTTGGTGTTATGGCAGGTTGTCAATATACCGATCTGACGGGCAAACCCGTCTTTGATAATAGCTATCCTGGAACGGCTTCATTAAAATCAGGCACAGAAGCTACTGTGTTTGTATATGATGATCCGCATCAGGTTTATGAAATCCAATGCGATGCAAGTTTAACAAACTTAGTGACAGCTACAGCTTTGATCCACGGAAATGCCGAAGGCACAGGATTTGGTTCAGAGCAAGCAAATGGTATCTCAAGTGGTGAGATATCAGTAGCTTCCGCAGGTGCAACAACAGCTACTGACAATTTTAGAGTCGTTGGTTTTAAAGATGTTGAAGGCATTGATTATGCAGCAGCAGGAGTTGTAGCTTTAGTTAAACTAAACCTACCGTTCCATGTCGCCACAACTGGCATATAAGGAGATAAGATATGGCTATAGCAAGATCCCAACTCCTTAAAGAATTAGAGCCTGGACTAAACGCTCTATTCGGACTGGAGTATGATCGGTATGACAATGAACATGCCGAAATATACGAAACAGAATCTTCAGACAGAGCGTTTGAGGAAGAAGTAATGTTAAGTGGCTTTGGTGCTGCTCCTGTTAAAGG